TCTGCAAAGGTTGATTGCGGAAAGCAGTCTCTTCCGAGAACCGATCTTGCCGATCGGCCAAGAGGTCGGCCAACTGCTGGCTCCTTACTTGCTGATCCGTCATCACGCCTCGATCCCCGGCCAAGATCGCATTGTCTACGATGCTAGCGTAAGCCTGATCACGACCTTGGTTCCCAATCCGCACGGCTCGATCATAGGCCGCCGAGCCCATATGAATGCCCTTGTTCGCGAGCATCGAATCCCGCATCTTGCTCTCATCGGCGTAGCGATCGCCTAGGTACCGAGTCCCAGCCGCATAGTAGGCATCCTCGATCCGGCGCCGGGTGGAGGCTGGATCGCTGCCATAGCCCATCGCAGTCAGATCCGGGCGAGCGCCCAAGAGGCCCGAGTTGTAGGGCGTATTCAGAGCCGTCCCAGCCCGAGCCAACGCCGCATCGGCCAGTCCGCCAGTCGCCGTCCGCCGAGCCACACTGGCGTCGTAAAGCCCTTGCTCACCCGAGTTCAAGCTCGTATTGACGATCCAGTCACCCGGCTGAGGGTTGTTCGGATTAGCGCCAGGCCGGAGGCTCCAGGTCCGCGACCCGGTCACCCCTATCTCATTCGGGCGATTGGCCCCCAGCTCAAACTGGGCAGCCCGACGATTCTCCCGGCCTTGCTGTTGGGCCAGTTCCATGAAGTCGGGTTGCGGCGGCGGAACCGGACCCAGAATACCGTTACCCATCTCTCCTCCTAGATCGTGCCACCAGGCCCAACGAGGACCTCGCAGCCTTGGAACACACTGTTCATGTAAACCGTCGGATCTTGCACTACTGAACGGTCCTGCAAAACCAGAGTGAAATGCTGGCCCGCCACCGCACTAATCCCAATCCAGGCCTCAGAAAACTGGTTCCGCACCAGGATGCCTTCGTTAAAGAGATTCGAGGTCTGGGCAAGCAGGTTGAAGTAATCAGGCAGAAGCCCGCCAATCGTGTAGTTCACATTCGCCGAAGCTTGGACCGTCGTCGCAATTGGGCCCTTGAAATCAGCGAGAAGCGCGAGGCTAATGTTCGACTGGGGCGAAGGTGTCGTCGGCTTGAAAGGCTTTCCAGTCTGGAACAACGGCTTGATCAAGTTGATTTCTTTGAAAGCCGCAGTTCCAAGGCGCTGAGGGGCAGTCACCACCACCATAGCAGGCAAGTTGATGCCAGTCGGACTGGTCACCACCAGCCCCTCCCGCGAATAGACGTTCAAGAAGCGTGAGTCGGTTGGTCCGCAAAGCTGGCCCCGGAAGTCCGTAAAACCGGAGACAGACAAGTTTTGCCAGATCGACCACCCTTTTGTCTCCATCGAATACGCCAGCGTTACGTACGGCACCGCCAGCGTAGGGAAATAAAAGTGGATCAGCAAAAGAGACTCAGCTTCGCTGAAGTGCATCTTCTGCATACCACGAGGCGGCAGTCCATCGCCATATTGCCAGACCAGATAATCGCCCGCCACCGTTATTAGGTAGTCCCCATCCACCGTGGTGAGGGTATCTGTCGGGATTCCAGGTACTTCGCTCAATTCAATGCTCTTGGCCGAGAGGACATTGAAGAGCGTCTGGATCTTCTGTGTTAACGAATTAGAGGCATCGGCAGGCTTGCCGCTGAGGAGGCGGGCAAACGAAAAGACCCCTTTCTTCGTCAAGATAAGGAGATCACCCCCTGATTTCGTCATGCAGAAGGGAGTCCGGAACGGCTCCCCCACAGCGTAGTTACCGACCAGCTCCCATGACTCGGCGAAGTCTGGATCGGTGCCCTGGTAGACGATCAGTTCCCCTTGCGTCGTCAAGATGATGAAGTAGGAGTCGAGACCTGTGCCTGAGTCCGACGACCACTCCGCCAGTGCAAACGGTCGACCACCTTTCTTAAGCTGCGGGCCGAGGGGAAACTCAGTCAGAGCCCCCGCAATCGAGTCCGGGTCTAAGTAGTACAGGCTAGTCGAGAACAACCGGGTGAACCAGATGCGTCGCTTGAAGAGAAAGCAGAAGCTCAGTTCATCAGTCGGCACTCCTGTGATTGCGTAGGGAGTCGATGTGTTGGTCAGAGTATAAGCCGTTGAGCTGTCGAACAGTCTCGGCTGACCACCTTCTCGGCAAAACAGGATGAAAGACGTATCAGCCACCGACAACTGGGTGCTGACATAAGGCGATTCATGGGCATCCGCAAATACCTGAGTCCCGTTCGAGGCATACGCTAGGCCGTCGAGGGTGTCAATCAGGATTGCGGTATCCAGATTCGTCGCGAAGATGTGGGGCACACCCCTGGGGTTAATGTTCGCTATCGTCCCAGTATGCCCCTCTACATCAGCCGTACCGCCCCTAGGCTCCACACCATAGTGCCGGCAGGTTCCATCTACGATCAGCACAGCCTCATCCGGCCTGAGATCGTGGACCATCCGCTCAGTGTTCATGCCGAGGATAGGCGCAGGGATTCGCGCCGGCTTGACGATCGAACCTCGAACTGGTCTACCGTTGGGGCGGAGGAACATGACTAGGGCGCCGCAAAGACAAGGGAGGGGACCATCACGCCAGGCCGGTAGTTCCCGTTCCTGCGCTCACCCTCGTCCAGCCGAATCCGCTTTCTCGTCCCATCTTCCCCGGAGAGATTCTTGAAGACCAGGGTGAACGAAGCGAACTCACTGGCAAAGTCCAGGCCCTTAATTCGCTTCCAGCAATAGGCCGCCCCAGTGATCGCCAACTCGTCATCCAGGAGAAACACGTCAGTATCGAGCGTGGCGTAGGGCTTACTCGGAACAGACGATCCGGCCACCCGCCAAGGGTACCTGTGCTCGTACTCGAAGTAATACTCATCCCCAGCCGTCGGAACCGGGTAGATCAGCAGTTGGCCGTCCCTGATGCGGAAATAGGGATTCGGGCCAGCCGCTGTCATCGAGAGCATGGCCTGCCATTGCTCGTCATTCAGAGGCCCGTTAAGCTCTTTCTGCTGGGTCCGGTTGAAGAAGGTCCCGGAGCGGAATGACTTGTAAGCCGGGGCGATGTCTTCCAGGTCACCTTGGCTCTCCTGGGCCACCGCCGAGAAAAAGGCTTCGTAGGTCAACGCTTGCCACTTGAACGCGGCCGTGACCTCGGTAGTCAAAACTCGCAGAGCGGCGCGCCATTGCCGGTCGTGATCACTTGTTCCCGTAAGCGACGAAGGGGGCTGCTGCCCCATCCGCTCTGCTGCGTCAACTAGGATTTCAAGTGCCGTCATCTTGGTATACGCCGCTAGTTGCCCACGTTCGGAAAGGAGGAGCTCTCCCCCTTCGCCTAGCAGGGATTCGCCCCCTTCGCCTAATAGAACTACCGATTCATAAGACATCGGGGGCGCCCCTTATCTCAGCCGGCCTGGCGAGCTGCCGTCAGCGCCTTCACCTCGGCTTCGAGGATTTGCTTCGCTTGCTTCAGGTCTTCGACCAGGGTCTCGAGCGCCTTGATCCGGACTTCCTGCGCTTCTTTTGCCAGAACCTCTTGGCCCCGCTCGGCCGTGGACAGGAAGTTGCGGGCGCGTTCTCGCAGTTCCCGGCCGCCCATACCGAGCATTTCCAGTGAACCGTCGGGCACCGCTGCGAGTTGCTCCAGCGTCCGGATGTTGATCGCGAGCAAAGCGTGGCGCTGGGCCGGGCTCAGGAGCGGCCAGTTCAGGATGCTCGAGCCCTGCTCGGGAATCTCTTGATTGACCTTCCACTGCTCGTAGAGCCGGCGGTAGGCGTCGAGCCAGTTCGGCGGCAGGCGCCCAGCTTTCGTGTGTTTGGCGGACTTGTCGAGCCAGTTCTCGACTTCGTCTTCAATCTCGTCTTTCGAACCGGCCGGGTTGATCAGGACGTAATCGACGTCCTTGAGCACCAGTCGGCCTGCGAGTATGGTCGCTTCCCGATCTTCCACCCCTCGACGCTCGAAGCGGAGATAGGGTGGGATCATCTCTTGTTCTGCAAACTGAGGTTGCATTGGGGATTTCTCTCTGAGTTGGAAAAGGGGGAGGGCCGAGGGCGCCCTCCCAAGGATCGCACCCCGAAGCTTAGACGGTGTGCTCAGCCCACGGCCGGTCGATGTCGCAGATGCCCCAGAACGGAGCCGAACCGCCTGTGGTCGTCGAGTAGTGGAACGTCCAGTCGCCGGTGACAGCTGCCGAGTTCGCCACAGACATGGTGACTTCACCCGTCTGATGGTTGATGGCGTTGATCACAGCGTTGGTGCCTACGCCCGTACCGGCTGCGGCCATCCCCACGACCAGACCCCGAGTGTGGCGAAGCCGGACAGTGCTCTGGCCAGAAACGCCTTTCAACGTCGGAATGACGATGTTGGCGAAGCCGGTCGAGAGCTGGCGCGAGCCGCTCAGGAGCTTCTGGGCCGTGTCGGTGTAGAAGATCCGACCTGCGGTACCAGAGATCCACACCGGACCTGCCAGGCCAGTTACCGTCGCCCTGATCGGCGTCCGGCCCGAACGGATGAACCAGCCGTAATCGCCGCTAGCCATCGTCTGGAGCGCGACACCCAGAGGGATGCCAGCCGTGACGGTGGTGGAGGCTTGGACGGCCGTCATCTCCCAAGACGGGAACGAACCCGAGCCGTCGGGGTTGGTCAAGGTGTTGAGTGCCGAGGCAAACTGCACCAGCTCCTGGGCGTTGATCGCGCCACCGGCCTTGGCGTACACCAACTCACCGCCGCCCCAGTACCCGTCGATGTAGGGGATGATGAGTCCCGCCCCCGAGCGCCTGGTAGCGTCAGTTACGTTGCCGCCGTTCGGGGGCTGCAGGCCCACGACGTCGATGAGAAATGCATCAAGTTTCATTGCGTGTCTCCTTGTCTAGACCCAGCCGAATTACGGCAGGATCACGCCCTGAAGGCGGCGGTTGGAGCAGGTGTTGTTGCCCATCCAGATGATCGGGATCACCGACGAATCCTGGTTGTACGGGCGCTCTTGGTCCAGCACTTCCATGTCGGCATCTTCGTGAACCATCAACTCGTAGTAGTCGAGGTTCAGGAAGTACATCCGGTTATCGCTGATACCGGAGTTGCCGTCGAAGATGACGTCCACGCCCTTGTACTTCAGCGAGGGGAAGCCGCCATCTGCCGGGCCGTCGCCCGTGTAGCGCTTGATCGCCACCTGGCCGTTCTCGTAGAACGAGTAGTAGTTGTTGTCCGCCACGATAATGGTCGGCTTGTCGCTACCACGAACGAGGTCCAGCCACAGCGGGAGCATCAGCGATTCCATCTTGCCGGCGGTGCCGTCAGGGACAATCGCGGAGCCGCCTTGACGAGGCGTGGCCGCTTTTTGGACCAGGGATTGCCAGAAGGTGAACGTGGTCGAGTTGATACCGCCCACAGTCCCGGTACCGAGGTCCGACACAATCTTGGCCAGGCCATCGATCTGGTTCGGGAGCGTACCGTCGCCGTAGAGGTCGGACGAGAAGTTGTTCTTCCAGGTCCGCATCGCGTTCGTCATCCGCGACTTGGCCAGGTCGATGATCTTGCTCTCGCCCTTGTTCTTGCGGAGTTCCTCGCCCGAAGCCACCACGGAAATGGCGATCTGGCGCCAGACATACTCGGCGGCCGACAGCACCTCTTGCGCAGTGATGTTCAGCGGATCGTAGCCGGAGTAGCGCTGGTACGTGTTGTTGAAACCGTAGTCGAGCGGGCACACCAGCGAGTTACCGCCGTCTACCAGCTTCTTCCGACCGCGCTTCATCATGTACGCCAGGTAGGCGTTGTTGTTGCTGAGGTTGTCAGCAAATTGCTTTTTGTGCCTCCGGAAGGTCGTGGTGACCAGTTCCGTAAAGACTGCGTTTGGTGCAGGCATGTTTCAGAACCTCGTTAAGGAAATGTTGGTTACTAACCGTCTCTGCCCCGGATCGCCTCCAGGGTCCTACGGAGAGTGTCATCAACAGTTCCAGTCGTCGGTCTGGCCGCTCCGCCGCCACGCTGGGTGTTTGTTGCTTTGACATTGGTGGAAGTCGCTTTGCGATCCCGCTTCGCTTGCTCAGCGATTTGGTCCGCCTTCGCCTTGGCTGCAACTGCCTCAGCTTGCCGCGCGGCCTCCACTTGCTCTCGAATTACTTGCTCCTTCGTCTCAGGGTGAAGCAGGATGGCCTGCTCATAGGAATCGTCCAAGTCCTGGGCCTGACCTGCTCTGATCAGGTTGGTCATGATCCCGACCACTTTATCGTAGTGCGGGCGATTGACCTTGAACGCTTCGATACGCCGATGACTCTCAGCAACCCGGGCTTGGCGTTCAGCCTCGTCCCGGCGCTGGAGCGTAGTCTTAACCTCCTGAAGCTCAGAGCGCAAGCCTTCCACTGGGGAAGGCTGGGCACCCGGATCGGGGGCTGCCACTCCAAGCGCGGCCAGATCAATGCCGTAGTCGGCTGCGAAGTTCCGGAAGGTCTGGATCTTCGCAGCCATCGGGGCCGTCCGAAGGTATTTGTGGACCTTCAGCATGTTGTCCACTCCTTCGAGCGGATGCATCCCGGCTGCTTCCATATCGTCCAGGTGAGGCGCCAAGACTTGGCTCACTCGCTGGGCGAATCCGGCGGCCTCTCGGAGGCCTGAAATGGCCTCAAAGCCTCGCCGAATGTCGTCTTCTCGTCGCATAATCTCGCTTCGGACTTCAGTGGGGAGGGTCGCCCAATGAGTGTTAACGATCTCAGGCTTCCAGGTGTCAGGTACGGCACCTGCGGCAGGGGCGCCAGCCCCGGGAGCCACAGTTGTTTCGGCTCCTGTACCCGCATCTGCGGGAGCGCCAGTAGAGCCAAGAGCCGGTTTTCCTGGGCTATCGCCTGATGGAGCATCAGCCGGATCTCCGGGGAGTCCAGGATCCGCGGGGTCATCTGTACCGGAGTCGGGGTCAGGCTCGTCTGGGAAGTTGAGCGCCTCGCCCAGCTTCTCCACCAAGCTTTCCATTTGCTCAGCATCGTCCACATTTTCTTGCTCCCTAGGCATCGGGGCTGCTCCGTTCAACTTTCAGGGTGAAGTGTTCCAGCTCTGTTGCGAGCTTTTGCTGTTTTTCGGGCGGGAGGTCGGCAATAGCCTTCCCCATGGTGTCTCCTACTGCTTTCTCGAACCCTTCCTGCCGGGCCCGCTTTTCCTCGAGCCACTGGCGTTTTTCGCCAGGTTCGAACAACCGGCAACCCGTTCGCTTCAGGTTCTCCCGGTGCTTAACTCGACCTTCGACCATCTTGCCCTCTACCGGGCACTCATAGGCCTCATACTCCCCGAAGACTCGGGTGGCGCTCAGCACGCGTCGGCCCAGAGCCTGGCAGTGGGAGCACGGTTGCGGC